GAGGTATGTCGTTTAACATCCTCTTTCTCGACGAGTTCGCTTTCGTCCCGAATCACATTGCTGAGTCGTTCTTTGCCAGTGTTTATCCTACTATTACTTCTGGTAAATCAACGAAAGTAATAATGGTTTCAACCCCTCATGGGATGAATCATTTTTATAGGTATTGGCACGATGCAGAAAGAGGTAAGAATGAATATAAACCAACGGATGTACATTGGTCAGAAGTTCCGGGAAGAAATGAGGAATGGAGATTACAGACTATTGCAAACACATCTGAACAACAGTTCAAGATTGAGTTTGAGTGTGAATTCTTAGGATCTGTTGATACTCTCATTGCACCTTCTAAATTAAGAACTCTTGTTTATGAGAATCCAATTAAGAGAAATGCTGGATTGGATATTTATGAAGAAGTGCAAAAAGATCATGAATATGCAATGACAGTAGACGTTGCTAGAGGAGTTAGTGAAGATTATTCTGCATTCATTGTTTTTGATATAACTTCCTATCCTCACAGAGTAGTAGCTAAATATCGGAATAATGAAGTTAAACCGATGCTATTTCCCAATGTAATATATGAAGTAGCAAAAAATTATAATCAAGCATTTATTCTTTGTGAGGTAAATGATGTTGGAGATCAAGTAGCAGCATTGTTACATTATGATCTAGAATATGAAAATGTTCTTATGTGTTCTATGAGAGGACGTGCTGGTCAAGTTGTGGGACAAGGATTTTCTGGTAAGAAGACTCAAATGGGAGTCAAGATGTCCAAGACTGTTAAAAAGGTAGGAGCACTTAATCTTAAGACATTTATAGAAAGTGATAAATTAATCTTTAATGATTATGAGATTATTAGTGAATTGACTACATTTATTGAAAAAAGCAATTCCTTCATGGCAGAAGAAGGGTGTAATGATGACTTAGCAATGTGTTTAGTCATATATGCATGGTTAGTTGCACAAGATTACTTTAAAGAGATGACGGATCAAGATATCCGTAAGAAATTATATGAAGATCAAAAGAACCAAATAGAACAAGATATGGCACCTTTTGGGTTTATGGATGACGGTTTAGGTGATGAAAGTTTTGTTGATGCTAATGGTGATAGGTGGAATACCGATGAGTATGGGGATAAGGGTGGTGGAATGGATTATATGTGGAACTATATGTAAACATCATAAACAATAAATAATTTCTAGATAACTGAAGATTCGGAGAAAAAAAGCATGGCAACTCCTCAATTGTCTCCTGGAGTATTGGTAAGGGAGGTTGACCTAACGGTAGGAAGAGCTGAGAATGTACTGGATAATATCGGTGCAATTGCTGGTCCATTTAAATTAGGTCCAGTCAATGACCCTATTGACATTACAAACGAGCAAGAATTAATTAAAGTATTTGGCAAACCAATCTCTACTGATGCTCAGTATGAGTATTGGATGAGTGCTGCTTCTTACCTATCATATGGTGGAGTTTTAAAAGTTGTTAGAGCAGGTTCTACAACACTAGCAAACGCTAACGCTGCATCTGATACCTCAAGTGGTATTGGTTACACTACTGCATTAGCAGGTACTAGTGGAATTGAGAACTACGACGATTATATAACAGATCATGCAAGCGCAACTAATTTCCTATATTCTGCCAAGAACCCAGGTACTTGGGCAAATAGTTTAAAGGTTTGCTTTATTGACGACTTTGCTGATCAAACACTTTCTATTACTTCTAGTAACTTAGCAGGTTCTGGTGCTACCGTTGGATACGGTGTCACAATGGAACTTGATTCTGTAGTTTTACCAGGAACGGGAAGTACTGAATCCTATAGTGGTTATCTAAAAGGAATTATTACTGGTGTTACAACTGACTCAACTAACAGTAAGTCAACTGTTGATGTTAAGATTGTTGCACGGGTTAATCGGTCAGGTGTTGCTTCTGCTATCAGTTATGAAGAAGGAACAGCATATGGCGCAATTGGCCTTAGTTCAGTTACCTTCTGTGATGCAGTAGGTGCTCATACTGGAAGTGTTATTCATACTCCAACTGCTGTTGCAGACTGGTATGATGCACAGACTCTTGGATTAACCAATTCTACAGTTTACTGGAAGTCTATTGCTGACAAACCAGCAACTGGTAAGTACACACTTGATAGAAGTGGTGCTAATGACGGAATCCACATTGTCGTTGTTGATGATACTGGAACTGTAACAGGAATTCAAGGTAATATACTTGAGTCCTTCTTACATATGTCTAAGGCAGCTGACTCAGTTTCTGCAGTAAACGCTCCACAGAAGAACTACTACAAGGATTATCTTGCAGATTTCTCCGAATATCTATATGCTGGTGGAAATCCTGGTCAGACTGGAGATGGTTATAAAGGAACTACTCCTACTATTTCTGGATTTACTACTGCAGGAAACTTCACTACCGCATCAGTTGGTACTGGAGCATGGGGTGTAGATGCTCAAGGGGTTAAGTTTAACGTTATTGGTAACGTAAACTACAGTCTTGCTGGTGGAGTTGATTATACTTCCGCTAACGGAATGACTGCAACCTTAGCAAATCTAATGACTGCTTATGGTAAGTTCTCTAATAGAAACGAAGTTGCAGTAGATTACCTTATAATGGGTCCTGGCTTAAGCAATCAAGGAGATTCTCAAGCAAAAGCAAACTATCTACTTTCCATTGCTGGACAGAGAAAAGATTGTGTTGCTACAATTGGACCACATAGATCAGATTTGATTGGTGTTACTAACACTACTACTCAGACTGATAACCTAATAGCATACTTTAGTCCTTTATCATCTTCATCTTATGGTGTATTTGATAGTGGATACAAGTATACTTACGACAGATTTAACAATCAGTTCCGCTACGTTCCAACGAACGCAGATATTGCGGGTCTGATGTGTCGCACAAATATTGTTGCCTATCCATGGTTCTCACCTGCTGGACAACAACGTGGTATTATTAACAATGCAATTAAACTTGCATACAACCCAAATAAAGATCAAAGAGACAAACTGTATCCTCTAAGAATTAACCCAACCATAACACAACCTGGTATTGGAACACTTCTTTTTGGAGACAAGACTGCTCTCGGATATGCATCAGCATTTGATAGGATCAACGTTCGTCGTTTGTTCCTTACTATTGAGCAATCACTTGAGAAAGCAGCAGAAGCTCAACTCTTTGAACTCAACGATGAGTTGACCAGAGCGAACTTTAGAAACATTGTTGAACCTTATCTTCGTGACATTCAGGCAAAGAGAGGACTTTACGGATTCCTCGTTGTTTGTGACAGCACAAATAACACACCTGATGTTATCGATAATAATGAGTTCCGCGCAGACATCTTCCTGAAGCCTGCGAAGTCAATCAACTACGTAACTCTAACCTTCGTAGCAACGAGAACTGGTGTCTCGTTTGAAGAAGTGGTCGGTAGAGTCTAACTTTAGCATCTAAATAACAACAGGAGGAATTAAGAAAATGGCAAGTACTAGAGAGAATAAGACCATCTCTAACTTTAAGTCGGCACTCATAGGTGGCGGCGCAAGGCCTAATTTATTTGAAGTCGAACTTACTACACTTCCAAATGGAGTGGCGTGGGATGCTGACAAATTTAGATATATGTGCAAAGCATCATCATTACCTGCTTCAAACATCGCTGCAATCGATGTTCCGTTCAGGGGTCGTATTTTCAAAGTTGCAGGAGACAGAACCATTGAAACATGGTCTGTAACCGTCATCAACGATGAAGACTTCAAACTCAGAAATGCATTTGAAGAGTGGATGGAGCAAATCGCTAAGTTGGACAACAATTTGGGAGCAACTCTTCCAGAATCTTACATGACCAATGCCACAGTATTCCAACTGGGTAGAGGATCTACTAAGAGTAGTTCAAATTCTGAAGGAAATGCTAATGCTGTTCTAAAAGAATATGAATTTATTGACATTTTCCCAACTAGCATCTCTGCAATTGATCTTTCATATGATTCTTCAGATGCTATAGAAGAGTTTACTGTGGACTTTAACGTTCAGTCTTACAGATTATCTGGGGCTGGCGGTCCTAATGGGTAACTAAATAGAAGAAAGATATTTAAATCATGGCTAAGTTATTTGGGTTCTCGATAGAGGATACCGAACCACTATCTCCGACTACGGTTTCCCCCATTCCTCAAAATGATGAGGATGGGGTTGACCATTATCAGAGTAGTGGTTTTTTTGGTTCTTATGTTGACTTAGAAGGTGTATATCGTACTGAGTTTGAATTAATTAAAAGATATCGTGAAATGGCACTTCATCCTGAAGCGGATAGTGCTATTGAAGATATTGTAAATGAAGCAGTTGTATCAGATACAAATGATGCACCTGTTCAAATTGATCTTGATAATTTAAATGCTAGTGATGGTATTAAGAAACAGATTAGAGATGAGTTTAAATTTGTCATAGATCTTCTAGATTTTGATAGAAAAGCACATGAGATCTATAGGAATTGGTATATTGATGGTAGAATCTATTACCATAAGGTAATTGATTTAAAGAAACCACATGAAGGTATTCAAGAATTGCGTTATATTGATGCATTAAAGATGCGTTATGTGCGTAAAGAAAAGAAGAGAGATAGGGATAATGTTGTAGTCAATAATAGATTGGTTGCTGTGGATGACAATCCTATGCAAGAATTACCTTTCCCAGAGTTGGAAGAGTATTTCATTTATAATCCAAGAACACAATATCCAACTGGAAACCAAAACGCTACTGGAGCTAGTCAGGGAATTAAGATTGCTAAAGATGCAATATCATATATTACCTCAGGTTTAGTAGATAGAACTAAGGGACAAACCCTTGGTTATTTGCATAAAGCAATCAAATCACTCAATCAACTTAGAATGATTGAGGACTCTCTTGTAATTTATCGTTTATCCCGTGCTCCTGAAAGAAGAATTTTCTATATAGATGTAGGTAATTTACCTAAGGTCAAGGCAGAGCAATATCTCCGTGATGTGATGATGCGATATCGGAACAAACTTGTTTACGACGCTAACACAGGAGAAGTCCGTGATGATAAAAAGTACATGGCGATGCTGGAAGACTTCTGGTTACCTAGAAGGGAAGGCGGACGTGGTACTGAGATTACTACTCTTCCAGGAGGTCAAAACCTTGGAGAGATCACGGATATTGAGTACTTCAAAAAGAAATTATATAGGTCGCTCAATGTACCCCCATCAAGAATGGATGGAGAAGGAGGATTTAATCTTGGAAGATCCTCAGAAATACTAAGAGATGAGTTAAAATTCACTAAGTTTGTAGGTCGTTTACGTAAGAGATTCTCTAATTTATTCAATGATATGCTGAAAACTCAGCTATTATTGAAGAACGTGGTGACCCCAGAAGACTGGGAAATCATGAGTGAACACATACAATATGACTTCTTGTATGATAATCACTTCTCTGAATTAAAGGATACTGAGTTATTTACTGAACGATTAAATGCTGCTGCAGCTGCAGAACCATACGTTGGAAGGTATTTCTCTCAGGACTATGTAAGACGTAAATTACTTCATCAGACTGATATTGAGATTAGGGAACAAGATGCATTAATGAAGCAGGAAATTGCTGACGGAATAGTTCCTGATCCAAATGCAGCTTTAGATCCTATGACTGGTATGCCTGTAGAACCAGGTGCAGCGTCTAGTGACCTAGGAGCACCTGTTATGGAACCAGATTTAGAGTCAGAAGCTAGTGCAACTGAACTACCTAAAGGTGGGGAAATATAAATAAAAAAGATTCACTTATTTATAATTTAATAAAATGGACGAATTAATGGACTTGCTTTCAACGAAAGATTCTTCTGCGAATGCAATAAGCGACAAATTGAAGGATATGCTTTTCA